AACAGCACGTCTATAAGCGATACCGCTTCTAGGCGAGCTTCTAGGAGGTGTCATCATCGCGTTGCGAGAAGCCACCATGTGAGTAATAGGAATTCCTCCCGCCGTAATATTATATATGGCGGGAGGAGGAGGAGGATATAATAAGATAGTAATAGCTGCGCCACAACTTATTAGTATAAAATAAACCTACCCCTACACTAACCACGCTTCGCTGTGAGGACTAACCACGCTTCGCTGTGAGGACTAACCAGTGGCTGCGCCACGGAACTAACCCTGGTCAGTACCCCTGCAAGAACAGGGGTATGCCCTAGTTTACACGCTAATAATATTAGCCGAATTCTGCCCCTCATATGTACATAAATAGAGGGGCATTTCCCCCATAATTTAACAAAATTCTGTTATTCTTTCTTATCGTATGCCATCTTTTTACAATGGTAAACGATTCTTCCTCACTTACGCACGATGTGACGACACTAAAGAAAGCCTTAAACTCTTCTTGGAGTCAAAGGCAACAACTAAGTATGTTGTGGTTTCAAGAGAACTACACGAAGATGGACATCCCCATCTCCATGCCTGTATTGAGTACACTACAATCCAACGCAAACCAGTCAACTGGCTTGATTTCAATGGAAAGCACCCCAATAAGCAAGATCCACGTAGATGGGATGCATGCAAGACCTATTGCAAAAAGGACGGTGATTTCATTGAGACTGAAGACGCAGGGCTGGCTGAAGCATTCGACAACGTTGACATCCAAGCGTTGTGCGCAATGGCGGAATCAGAAGAAGAATGGATGGCATATTGCATCCGAGAGAAGATCAGTTACCAGTTTGCAACATGGTTCTGGACTCGTTGTCACGACGATGAATGCTCAATCCTCACAGATGAGCATCCTGGACAAATGTGTGCCGCTTTGTCCCAGTTTGTGTACAACACTAATGCACACAGGTGCCTGGTGTTACGAGGCCCCAGTGGGTGTGGAAAGACGACATGGGCCAAGATTAACTGCCCAAAGCCAGCTTTGTTCGTATCTCATATCGATCAATTAAAGAAGTTTCGTCCCAACTTCCACAAGTCTATTGTGTTTGATGACGTCTCATTCACACACTTCCCACGTACAAGCCAGATACATCTGGTTGACTTTGACAATCCTCGTGCTATTCATTGCAGGCATGCTGTTGCAAGTATACCTGCTGGAGTGTACAAAATATTCACCTGCAACGAATGGCCAATAGATACCGCAGACGAGGCTATCAAAAGAAGAGTTCAAAAATACTCAATAAAATAATTTATTAAAGACTATAGCTCAACTGGTCAAACCCAGTAATAGCTGCATTTTTACCAGTAGTCTTGAAATATATTCCAGACTCGCGATTTACTTCGTAAGCACACGATATCACCTCGCTAAGGTTCACGTTAATCAAATCCTCAAGTGCAAACATTTGAGATTTAAACATAGAATATGTAGAATAGTAATTAAGATCCCCAGCAAACTGGGGTCCATACTGCAATCTAATCGCTTTCAGCCACGGCAAAAACGATTTAGATCCACTAGTATATATAGTTGATGTTTTAACATCACCAGGATTCAATCTGACTTTTGCAGTCATCTTACAGTTGGTAAAAGCAACTGATTTAGGTGGTTCCTTGTAACCAGGACCACCACTAGTCCCCATCATTATTGCTGCTGTGGACAAACCTACACCGCGGTTAACCGCGATGCGACCAAGTGGGTATGCACCCATTTGACGAGGATTAGGAATCCCCGAGAAGGTATACGAACGACCGACTAATGGATTGTTATTAACGTTTGTAGCGTCAACACCACCATCAGCAGCCTTAGTACGATTTTGTATCTTCAAACTCGACTTCGAATAATAAACCACAGTTTCATTACGTAAATCAAGAGACGCAAGAATGCGATCAGTGTTTCCAGTGCCTGAATAATCGACACTGTAAAGCTGTAGAAAATACGGTTCAAACGTATTGTTTAAACCACCACCTAAAGGAGTGGTGGTATATCCAGATGAATACTGCATAAAATGAGTAAGCATCGGCGTAGCCATATCACGAATGCTAAAACCAGTACTAGTAACAGGAAACGTGTTCGTAACATACTCCTGTGGAGTAGGGTTACCACGTTGAGCCATAATTAACTTAAAGACCCAATTAGCTGCGCTAACAGGACCAGAAACAGGAACAATCTCTGTAACACTGTTTACAGAAGTACCAGCCTTCGCAACAAGCTTGCGAACAAGCGCTTCAACTGCATGACCAACAATAAGATATGGATCAGCAGCGGCATGTACAATATATACACAATCAGGGTCACTAACAGTACCCGAAACTTCAGTGGTGTTAAGGAAACCATTCTCCGCATATACGTTTCCTTTGGCACGGCGTTGCCGTTTAAACTTACCACGGTACTTCCCCGTGGTAACATAACGTGGCTGCCCACCAGTTCTAACAGCAGTTCTACTGCCGCCAGAAGTTCTACCACGGTAAGGAACAGTACGGGCAATTGCCCGTGCAACACGTACAGCTGTAGCAGCTGCACGCGTAGGTCCATACAATTGAGCTGCTTGCTCTGCAACAGCTCGAGCTAAAGCACCAGGAACAGCACGTCTATAAGCGATACCGCTTCTAGGCGAGCTTCTAGGAGGTGTCATCATCGCGTTGCGAGAAGCCACCATGTGAGTAATAGGAATTCCTCCCGCCGTAATATTATATATGGCG